TTTTTAGATAAACGTCTTAACCAATCCAACGTAAAGCAATTCCTTGAAGATAACCCTGACTTGTTACCACCGGGGCTGAACGTGGATTCAGAATATGCGATAGCAGTGAGGAAAAAATGACTGAAGCAAAGAGTCCATTTGTGACAATAGAAAGTCTGGCACAGTATTTTCACGTGTCAGTATCTACGATCCGTGCGTGGGTACGGCAGGGGCATATCCCCGAAACTACTTACATTAAACTTGGCAACACTTATAGGTTTAATCGCGATCAGGTAGCTGACGCACTTACTTTGATGCAAAAAGAAGCAGAGTTAGAGGGTGATGCAGTAACCGCCACAGGTGTAGTGGGTAGCGTAGTTGCATCTAGCAATGGTGACGAGCAGTTAGAATTAAATTTCGATACTGACGAAGATGTATAATGCACCGCATAAGTTTACGTGGTGGACAATTTCGTAAACTGGTTAAAGGTGAACAAGTTAGTGCGTGTGCCGATAGGTCACTTAACTTAGTGATTTTAGACGCTGCGAAAGTGTCACGCGCTTACTATGCAGGGGAGTATGACCCTGATAGTCCGACTGGCCCGACATGTTGGTCAGCAGATACTAGTGCACCTGCACCAGAGGTGAGGCAAGAAGATCGCCAATCCAATCGTTGTATGGACTGTACCCAGAATATTAAAGGGTCGGGTTCGGGTATGTCACGCGCATGTCGTTTTGCGCAGCGGCTAGCCGTAGTATTAGAGGATGACTTTACAAATGTATACCAACTGCAAATACCTGCGACATCATTATTTGGTAAGGCACAGGAAGGTAAAATGCCGATGCAAGCCTATGCACAATATCTAAATTACCATAGCACTTCTCCTATATCTGTGATTACCGAATGTGCATTCGATCAGAATAGTGTTGTGCCTAAACTGTTTTTCAAGGCGGTACGCCCCCTTGAAGAAAGCGAAGTAAGTCTCGCAATGGAAAGGGCAGACAGCCCAGAAACCAAAGAGGCTTTACTAATATCAACGCCCACAAGAGGCTCAATCTTTGCGGAAGTAGATGGTTTTGTCTACGACGCAAATTTAAAATAAGGAGACTTTTATGTCTGAACAATATGTGATTAAAAAAATTACCACCATGTACCCTAAACTAGACAAGACGTACCGTTTTGATGCTGAACAGCAGCGATCCGTTTCTTGTAGCCCGTTAGATGATGGAGCCGAATATTCGGTTAACTTCATAATGGATGACCCAACTGCCAAAGAGTTATGGGCATACATGAAAGAAACTTATAACGCCGAGAAGAAAAAGAATTGGCCTGAGATAAAGAACCCATTTAAAAAGACAGAGGATGGGATGTGGTCACACAAAGCTAATCTTAAAGGCGCATACAACGGCGAAAAGACTAGGAAACCATCGCAAGTTGATTCAAAAGTACAAGCACTGCCAGACGACTTTCAGTTAACTAGTGGTAGCACTGCGAATGTTGCGGTTAAGGGTGTACCTTACAATGGTTCAATGGGTTGTGGATGCTCACTTAGATTGCAAGCAGTGCAGGTTCTTAAACTTGCCGAACGTCCGCAAGCGTCTCCATTTGGGGCTGAAGAAGGCTTTGACTCGCAAGAGAGTAGTCCGTTTACCGCTGTGGACCAGAACGAAATAGAGGCACCTGCCTCTAAAAAATCAAACAATGTGCTTGAAGACACACCTGTGAAAGAACCAAAAGTTAAGAAAAAAGAAGAAGTACAAACTTCCAACGACGATCTTAGCGACCTTGTTGATGCGTGGGATGACGCTGACGAGTAATTTTGGAGCCGTGACTGTAACAGGTCACGGCATTTCTTTCATGGGCAAGAGCAATGCAAACAAAAACATTTATGCAAAGCGTGGTGCCTCACGAAGGATGGTACTGTGTATTTGCCGCGAATAAAACAGGACAACGTAAACAAAAGTTTTACGACTCCATAGACCATGTACTAGACGCATCGCATGACCTAGACGCAAACGGTTACGATGTGTATTTTGCACTGGCTACTTTCGGCGAAGCGGGATCTCGTAAGCAAGAGGACGCAATAAAATTACGTTCGTTCTTCATGGATCTAGACTGTGGAGAAGGTAAAGAGTTTCCCACACAACATGCCGCTATAAAAGAATTACGTAGGTTCTGTAAAACACTCGACCTACCTAAACCTGTAACGGTCAACTCAGGGCGTGGAGTGCATGTATACTGGCCTTTGAGTGAAGATGTAACCCCTGACGAGTGGACACCCATAGCCGAGCGGCTTAAATTATTATGCGCACAACACAAGTTTGACGCTGACCCTGCAGTGACTTCAGATGTCGCCAGAGTCTTACGTGTCCCGGGGACCAGGAACTACAAGGATAATACACCTAAAGAAGTTACGGTGTTTGGGCTAGAACAGATACAACCAATAGACTTTGACAAATTTTCAGAGTTGGTTGGTGGTGGTGTGATACCAGTTCCTAAGAAGTTTACTTCAACAGGAAGCGGTAACTCGGTTTTAAACGCTTTATTGAGCAACCGTGAATCTTATTTCAAAGATATAATGGTTAAGACAGGGAAGGGAGAGGGGTGTGCGCAGTTAGGGTACATCTACAAAAATCAATCTACAATGTCAGAACCCATGTGGCGAGCAGGGTTGTCGATTGCGAAGCATTGTGCAGACGCTGATAAGTCTGCGGCGCGTATATCAGAAGGTCACCCTGAGTTTACACCAGATGAGATGTTCAATAAAATGGACAGGATTAAAGGTCCGTACCTTTGCGCTACGTTTGACGAGTATCGCCCAGACGTTTGCACATCGTGTTCGTTATGGGGAAAGATTAAATCCCCTATCTCTATCGGTAACCGCACAAAGGTGGCAACCGAAGAAGACAACGTTGTCGAGTTGTTTTCGCCCGAACCAGATGCGGAACCAGAAACTCACGTTATACCAAAGTACCCAAGCCCATTTTTTCGTGGGGCAAACGGTGGTGTGTATATACGTAGCGAGAACGCCGAAGGCGAACCACAAGACGAGTGCATATACCATAACGATTTATACGTTGTGAGACGTGTGCATGACGGAGATGAAGATGCCCTAGTGTTTCGTTTGCACTTGCCAAAAGACGGAATAAGAGAGTTTACTGTACCACAAATAGCAGTCACTTCTAAAGACGAATTTAGAAAGGCAATAGGTGCAAAGGGCGTAACTACATGGGGGCGAAAATTAGAAAGTCTAATGACATATAGCATAAGGTGGATAGAAGAATTGCAACATAATAGTGCAGCAGATATGGCGCACACTCAATTTGGTTGGTCAGATGATAAAGGGAAATCATTCATACTTGGGGATAGAGAAGTATTTCCTGATCGTGTTGACTTTAACCCTGCGTCAACAAAAACGGCTGCTTTGTTCCCCTCGTTTACTCCTAAAGGTACCTTGGATGGATGGAAGAGCAATGCTAACTTCTTTAATAAAAAAGGCATGGAGCTATACCAATTTGTGGTATGCGCAGGATTCGGCAGCGTATTGATGCGTAACTCCCCAATGCACGGGGCACTTCTGCATATGCACAGTAAGGACTCAGGGTTAGGTAAAACTACTGCAATGTATATGGCTATGACTGCATGGGGGCATCCCAAACAGCTTACGCTGAAAGAGCGAGACACGATGAACCATCGTATGAACCGCGCTGAAGTCAACAAAAACATACCCTTTTGCACTGATGAGATTACAAACATGACCGCAAAAGCCGCTTCAGATATGTCTTATGCAATCACCGAAGGGATGCAGCGTGGTCGTATGGCAGGGGGTGCAAACATTGAACGAGCGCGTGGCGGTGAATGGAAGTTTCTTGCTGTATCTACGGGCAACATGAGCCTGATAGAAAAAATATCTTTGTTTAAGAATGCGCCTAAAGCAGAAGCGCAGCGAATTTTAGAAGCGCGGGTGGACACATTTTTCGATACCACAGGCGACAAAGCTATGACAGATACGTTTGCGCAAGAAGTGCAAGAGCACTACGGACATGCAGGTGTGATATTTACACAGCATTGCATGAAACATTGGAACACGATTGTAGCTTATGAAG